ATGCCTTGGGTTCAATACTTTGACCATGGTTTCCAAGGGCCAGGTGGATGGTACATTGAGAAGTCTCTAACGACTCTTAATGAGAAAGACCCAGTATCAGAACACAATACTGAATTGTGGAACTCTGGTCTTGAGTCAAACAAGGATATAGCAAGGAAACAGAAAAGAAGGTTGCACTATGTGTCAAACATTCTTGTAGTTTCTGACCCTACACATCCAGAAAATGAAGGTAAAGTATTCCTATTCAGATATGGGAAGAAAATCTTTGAAATGTTGAAAGACAGAATGCAACCACAGTTTCAAGATGAAACACCTATGAATCCATTTGATTTATGGGAAGGTGCAGACTTTAAAATTAAAGTTCGTAAAGTAGATGGCTACTGGAACTATGACAAGTCTGAGTTTGCAACTCCAAAACCATTATCGGATGATGATGCAAAATTGGAGGCAGTCTGGAACAGTCAACATTCATTACAAGATGTTATTGGTGCAGACCAGTTTAAATCTTATGATGAGTTGAAACAAAAACTCGACAGAGTTTTAGGAATGACAGCATCAACAGCAACTGCAGCTTCAGTTGCATCTGACATGGACGATGTTGCATTTCCAAGTCCAGAACCAACAGTTGCAGAACCTACTACTGTATCAACAGATGTAGAGGAAGATGAGTCACTCTCATATTTCCAAAAACTTGCAAATGATGTGTAAGGATTGTCAATTCTAATCTATTTGAATTATAAATATACTATGCAGTAATAGAATTGACTTAGGGGGCTGAGTAACCACTTGACTCAGAGAATGTACCAAGTAGGCTGGTTGAGGTTTGGGTACATACATCGTGGTAAGATATCAAATGCGGCAGTGTGATATCGGTTAGGTAGCGGGTCGAAAAGAGGGGCTAATCTAACAACTTTATATTATGGAAAATTCTTATGACAAAGCAATGGCATGGTGGGAAAGGTTCGAAACAACGCCCATCAGAAGGTACAGTCTATCAAGACAATTGGGAAAAGATATTTGGTAAGAAAGAACCAAAGGTAAAGTCACATAAGAAAACACCTAAACATGGACTGACTCAAGTCCACAAAGATAAAACTAAAACTATTCCAAGAAAAGAAAAGTATTCTACCCTAGACTAGGGTAATGAAGTGCAGAATGATTCATCATGTTTGAACCAGTTGCATTGAATCTTTTTATATTATTACTAACTCTATTACTTACTTGAGGTGCAACAACAACATTGTTATTTTGTCCTTGAGGTTGGGTAGTACTAGTTGGTGCAATATCGGTTGCAGTTACATTTGCATTGAAGTTTAAATCTACATTTTTCATGTCACCAAGTGCCTCTGTAATTGCCTCAAGGTGTTCAACTTTTTTGTCTGTTATACTACCTAATCCATTACCTATTTTTAGAAGTCCATCACCTACTAAACCTAGTTTTGTACCAAGGTCTGTAGCTATCTGTAATTTAGACAGTTTTTTAAGTTCACCAGCAAAGTCCTCACCTGTCCATCCTGCCAGTAATGACCCCCAACCTGTTTCAGATTCAGGCATTTCTGGGAATTCAAATCCTTTTAATGCCCTTTTTAAATCAGTAATATTATTGATTCTTTCACTAAAGTCACCTCTATAGTCATCTAGTGCAAGTGCTAATTCTTTTAGTGGATGGTCAGAGAGTGCTTGTGCTATAATACCACGACCACCACTTATATCCATTAATTCATCTATATCTCCACTTATACTTGCAAGTTGTTGAATGTTTTGTTTGATTCTAGGGACATTCATGGTTTCAAATGGTAGAATAGAAGTTGCAAATTCACCTAGTCCTTTACCAATTACAACTAAAGTACCAATTAATGCCATAATAGCTATTGCACCAACTCCCATAATCAATGCACCAACACCAGTAGTCACAATTGCACCAAGAACTCCCATTAGAGTTGCAAGACCTAACATACTACCAAGAACTTTGAGCATGTTAACTTTACCAAACTCTTTCATTCCTTCGAAGGCACCCATCTTTTGACCTAATGCAAATGAACCAAAGATACCAGTAAGACCAACACCTAGTGCAAGACCACCAACTGCTAATGCACCAGAAAACTTAAACGCTGCAGATGCAAATGCACTCATACCAGCTGCAGCTGCAGTTAATCCAGCACCAGCAGCCACACCAGATGCAGCTGCAACTCCTAAGAAAATTGATGCAGCTCTGAATGAACCACCACCTTGTGCATCATCACCTTCTTCTGGTGAATCTGGAGCAGCTGCAGTTGTTGTAGTCCCTTGAACCATGGTCTGTTTGGTTTGGTTTCTAACAATTTTTTCTTGTCTTTTATCATTTCTTAATGCAAGTTGCAAGTTCTTTTTGTCAATCTTATCTTGTTTTTTTCTATCAAAGATATTTCTTTTTATAGACATTGCAATTCTAATTGCTATTGCTGATGCTTGTCTACCAATAAAGTTTAAGAGTGTTCCTAATAATGGTATTTGTTGCAAGAAACCACCAACAGGGCCAAGGAATGTTAATACTTTATCAAGGTCACCAGATAAATCTTGACCTACTGATTTGAATATTTCAGCTTGAGTTAATTTACCACCTTCTTCAACAGATTTTTTCAAGTCATCAAATTTACCACCAAAGATTTTTACTGTAGCTCTTTCAAAACCAGTTAGGTTTCTACCAAACTTTTGTTGTTCTTCGAGTTGTTTCTTCTCAAGAATTAATCTTTCATATTCGGTATTACGAGTGAGGTCTTGACCAGTTTCAGATGCAGTAGACTCCATTGCTGATATTTTTTCATTAGTAGTTTTAAGTGCATCGGTTGTCATTGCAATTTGTTTAGCTTGTTCTTTATTAAAACCAAAGTTCTGTTCTAACATACCTTGATTTTTTGCCATAGTTTTGACAGCATCAGATAAACCTTCTTGATTATCGATGTTCTTTTCGAACGCTTCTCTTGCCTTTTCTTGACCCTTAGTGGTCTCTGCACGAGACCTTCTAAGTTCAGTCATGATTTTTTGTGCTATAGAGTTTTGTTCCTTTGCACTTAATCCTTTATCTTCGTCTGCCATAATACTATTTATCTATTTTCCATCGTTATTAGTAGAATGTTCTTTAGCTGCACTATTAACATATAGTCCAAACCAAGCTGCACCTGCTCCAACTAGAATACTGATAAGACCAGATTGTTCCATTGTTGGTGCCTCTAATCCTATGAACCACATTACTACAAAGTAAATTAAGAATATGTACACACTTAAGAATGCACGAGGCCATATTCTCCATGCATCAACTGCCCTTGCAAGAAATATCCATTTCTGCCATGGATTAGTCTTATCATCATGTGTTAACTCAAATATTTGTTGTTTGAGGTCGTTGTTTTCGGTGACCATCTCCATAAACTTACTTAAGTCTATTTCAACTTCATTACGGCTCATATCACCACTGAACCTTTCTCTATTATCAGACATTATACTCTCCTATTCTATCTGTTCTGTTGTTGTTTCATCTTCAATTCTTGTTCTTCAAGATGAGACACTAGTAGAGAGACATATATCTCCCTTTCCCAAGGATGCATACCATCCAGTTCGGTCAATGACCAATTGTGGTGTTGAATTAAACCAAAGTTTGTCTGAATGTAATTTGCAAGTGTTTCATGAGAAAGGGCTAGACGAAAAAATTCTGAATTCCTTCTAGTTTTACCTCATTATGAGTACTACATTTAATACAATCAAACTCCACATTCTTTACCAGTTTTGGTAGTTCATTAAACCATTCCATCACATTATTGAATTGTTCAGTTGACAATTCGTTCATAAAATCATCTAATTCTTTTTCAGTAAAGTCACTTCTATTATGAATTTCATCTTCTGTAAATACAGAGTCGATGGACATTGAAAGAATATTAAATATATCAGTTGTACTGATTGTTGATACATTCTCTACAATACCTTGCACTTCATTAAAGTTTGGAACTTTCAAAGTGATACCTATAGTGTCAGTTAACATTACTTTGTTATCCTTAACTTCACCTTCTATTTCAATAGAATTCAAGTCTACTTTTACAGGTGTTATTCCATCACATTCTGGTTGGTCTTTACATCCCAACTGAACAGTAGTTTCTTCACCAACAGATTTAATCCTAATTTGCATAAACAAATATTCTAAATCTGTATTTGATAGATGTCTAACTGAATCTCCAGATTCACTTAAACCACTACAACTTTCAACTAAGTTGATAACTGTATGTGCTATCGTTTTATTTTCACCATCCTCTAGTGCTTGAAGTAGTACCTTCTGTTCACCTACAGTGAAAGGTCGGTACTTTGCTTCAATACCAGATACAGGTAGTTTACAAAAATACTCTACAGTATTTAATTTAGGTAATGCCATAATATACTCCTATTGTTTATCCGAAGATTTTGTCTTCAATTTTACCTTTAATTTTATTTGAGAATTTACTTAAATGTTTATCCATGAAACCCATAAACAGGTTAGATGGTTTAGAATTAGTAAACTCTCCATGCCAGTATCTATATCGAAACTGTGCATTAAATTTTGTTATATCTCCATTTTCATTTCCAAGAGTAACTTGTCCAAGTTGTACAGGATATGCATCGGTCATGACACATCTATAGTTAACATTATCTTGTTTGTCTAATGCCTCAACCATGATAATACCAGTGTAATCATCATGAAATCTACTATGGAAATTACCTTCATGACCAGCATTAATAGTAGACATCCATAGTTCTATTATTTCTCTATCTTCAAAACTATTATCTAATATGAATGAACAATCAAATGCATCGTATTGTGGTTTATGTGGTATTGCTCTTTTAGGGCCATATTCTGATTCTTCTACTGTAAAGAAACCTTTGCCAGGCAATGTTGCAGAGTCACATTTAATACCTCTGATACTAAGACCACCATTCTTTGCACCAGTACCAAACATTGCAACATTGTATCTATTACTTCGTTGTAGATTATCTATTTGTGCCTTAAATCTTTCTATCTTCATGCCATTTTTTTCCTACTTTCTTTCCAAACTGCATCCATACTTGATTTCTTGAATGACTCTATTGGTAAAAATATTGCAATTTCCCAATCTGCACTATCTACCTTTGCAAATGCACTTCTTACATGTGAAGATAGATAATGTTTGTAACATGCTTTATAAAATGGTTTACCTTTTATCTGTTTAAGTAAATCATATGTCAATCTAAATTTTGTGGTTGCATCATATTTATCGTTGTTTGTTGTATCATATAATGCATCTAAAAATTGAGCTCGTAATGAGTGAGGTAGATAATGTAGATTCAATCCATAAAATCCACCTTTAGCAGGTTCTACTGGTATACACAATGGAAACCTATCATAGTAAGGTAAGGTTTGTTTGTGTTTTGGGTCGTACATATACATGTACATATCACCAAAGATTTGTCTTTTTCGTTGAGTTGCATCCCTCAGTAGTTCTTGTCTACTTACACCTTTAATTGAGGATACTCGTTGTTTGAACCATCTCATAGACTCTTGAGTCCTTGCTTGGATACCACCACGAAAAGCTTCTCGTTCTAATTTGTCAAATAGTTTACCTGCCATAATAGTATTTAGGTCATTTTACAAGGTGGTCTTCGGTAATTATTCTAAACTTATATCCCCTATCCAAACAATACTCTTCTGCAGCTTCCCACTTTGCACGATTGATTGCATAAGTTCTTGCCTCTCTTAAATACTTACCATAGTGTTTACCCTTCTTAGTGGGTTTCTTGGTTTGTGCTTTAGGTTTGACCTCAATAATCTCTTTGACTATTTGTCCTTGTTGATTCTTATATTTTATCCAGAAGTCTGGGAAATATCGATGGATTTTTCTATCTAATCCACGATATGGTATAATAATTTCTTCACTTGACCATTCTAATATGTTAGGTGTTTTGTCACAATATTTCATAAACCTCAATTCCCACATAGAACGATATATGACTTTTGTGGGGTCACCTTTATACTTTTTATATTGTTTTGGTTTAAATCTTCCCTTGTAACTCATATAAATACCTTATACATAACTAAATCTACAGAGAGTATTTATATGAATTTTTTCAAATCATTAAAAGCAAAATTGTTGGGTTCAATCAAAGAAGACCTCAACTCAGCTTTAGGCAGTCGAAGAGTATCTTTTAACTCAAAAATATCTGGTGCATTAGATGACTTAATTGCAATGAAGACTGGTATTAATATATCAAATGTCCCACAGAGTATATCAGAAGAAGCATTACTAAGTGCAGAAGATAGAAAATCAGCAGAGGCTGATATTGAAAACAGAGCAGCTGCCATGGGTAGAGTTACTCCAAAACAACATGACATACTCAAATTTCCTAAGTCAGATACTAGATTTGTAGATAATTGGATTATTTTTAGAACTATTAAAAGACCCATTTCAGATTTAGGTGCAACACCACAGGATGGTGCATTTAGTAATTCAGATTATGGTGTCCTTGCAACACCACAGGATGCTAATATAGGCCCTCCAGAACCAAATAAAGGTATGACTAAAGAATACACCATTGCAATGTATTTTCCAACTGGTGTAAGAGATAATATATCAGTAGAATATGAGGCAAAAGAAGTAGGACTTAGTGATATTGCATTAGATTCATTAATGCAAGGAGAATTTGGTACATTATTAGATGCAGCTGGTGGTGCATTTGGTGAAACCTTCCAGAAAGCAAAACAAGCTGCAGTAGCTTTCTCTGCATTTGAGTCTGGTTTAGTAGTAGATAATCCTAAATTCAATACCTTTCAAGGAGTAGGATTCAGAGACCATAGTTACTCATTCACATTATATCCATATAATGAAACAGATGCAGAAGAAATCACTCAAATTGTTCATGCATTTAAGATGATGATGTTACCTATGGCATCAAGTAAAAATAGAAGAATACAAATAATGCCAGCAGAATGGAGTATTGATTTCCAAGGCCCTATCTTAGGTCATATAGAACATCCACAAAATTGTTTCTTAAAATCATGTGATGTAGACTATTCTGGTGGTAAAGATATGTCATTTATCGAAGGATTTACACAATCAAAAGACGCAATTCCACCAGAAATGGATGCAGATGGTAAAAAGATTTCAGATGGTAAAGAAGCAGTTAAGTCTGCTGTACAACATTATCCTAATGGTATTAATTTAAACTTAGTATTCCAAGAAATACTCAACATCGATAGACTCAGATATGTACAAAGAGTAGCTGCAAGTGCAATGGGAGCTGAACAGAATGTACAATCAGAACTTGATAGTTTTGAAAAACAAGTTAATGCAGAGGTCACTAGTGAAATTGCACAAAGTATGGAAGAAATGTCTTTCGTAAATCGAGTACAGGCACAGGAAGCTTTAACTAAGAAAGGACTATCTGGTGAATATGAAGTAGTTGCAATTGGTGAAAATAATTGGTATGATGACTTTGTTGATGTTAATGCAGCTTACACTGATGCGAATTTCCCAATATTTAATTATACAAAGAGATATACTGGATATTCAGTTGGGGACTTACAAAAAATGGTATTAAGAGGTGGTACTAGATATGGTATCAGAAAGAAATCTAAAGGGACATAGACATGACAGAACAATATTTTAAACATTATCCAACCATTGACTTTGACCTCAAGAACGATGGTGAATTAATCGAAGCAAAGGATATATTTCGTAATATAAGAATATCAGAGGATGCAGAAGAAGGTATCACTGGGTATGAATATTATTATATCGGTGACCAAGATAGACCAGATGTTCTTGCAGATAAACTGTATGCAGATAGTACTTTATATTGGTTATTCTGGATGGTTAACCCTCATCTTGCAACCTATATTGATTGGCCTAAGTCTCAGAGAGTACTAGAACGATTCATCAATAGAAAGTATTCTGGTAAAGCACTTGTGAGCAACCAGCAGTCGGATATAGTAGGCAGTTCGGACTCGAAATTTTTCCAAGGGGAAAAGGTAGTAGGTTCTACCAGTTCGGCCTTCGGATTCGTCACCAAAATAGACCCAACCAATAAACAGATTATATTAAACGATATCGAAGGACAATTCATAGAAGGAGAAACAGTCACAGGTTCGAACAGCACCAAAAGTTTCTCTATTATTTCGGTCAGAAATTTTTCAGACTCACCTCATCACTATGAGGATTCAGAGGGTACGAAAACTACCATCTCAACAGGTAATACACCAGTATCTAACCACGACTACGAGCAAAAGTTTAATGACGATAAGAGAAGTATTAAATACATCAAGTTGCAATTTGTCCCAGAGTTACTCAGACAATTCAAGAGTATGATAAGAGAGTAATAATATGCCCATAATGATAGGTAAAAATACTCCTAATTCTTATAGGATTGAGAGTATCACCATAACAAATAATGAAGGTAACTCATATGAAGTGAGTAATTTAATGCAATCCTTTCAGATTACTGAGAGTATATATCAGATGTTTCTCACAGGTAGTATGACCTTTGCAGATTCAATGAATATATTTAATAAGATTGGATTCACAGGACAAGAATATATTCGAATACATATCGGTGGTATAAGAGGATTTGAGGAAATTGTACCACATGAACAGAGAATAGACCAAGTATTTCGTATATTTAATGTCTCTAATCATATCAGAAGTATAGAAAATCCAGCTCTCCAGATATATAGAGTGGAATTTTGTTCTCCTTTATTATATCTTGCACGAACTCAGAGAATATCTCAGGCATATAGAGGAAAGACTGGAGATATATTACATAAAATATGTTTCGATAAATTAAAATTCCAAGAAAAACCGAAGAAGAAAACATCACCACAAAAAGGTTCGAAACCGCGTGTGAAGGGGGGGCAGGCACTCGGTAATTACTTCTCCAAGTTCGAGGCAGGTGTGGGAGAGGTGAATGGAATGGTTATCCCAAACTGGTCTGTATTCAAGACTCTGAGATGGCTGAGAGACAATACCTCAGACGATACAGAGGAGTGGGGAGACTCTTACTACTTCTATCAGACATGTATGGATGGATTTATGTTTCGTAATATAGAATCTATGAGAACTCCAGAGTATATGGGTGGCAAAGTTACCTTCTCTCCTCGTATGGGTGATGGAGATGACGACTTTAATTATGATTTCAAAGATGGTAGGGGTAATGACATCCTATCCTACAACAAGAGTAACACTTATAATGTACTTGACAGTCATTTGCATGGTATGTATAGTGGTAACATACAGGTATTTGACCCTAAGACCAAACTATTAATGGATATTCCGAGTCAATTCGACCAACAGTTCCCTATAGATGATGATGGATTCTATAAAAACGATAAAAAACACTTCTCAGTAGCCCCTTCTTTTAGATTTAATGCAGAAAATATCAAGATTCCACCAGATGGGGGTATAGCAGGAGAGGAAATGCCGCCCTTAGATGCAGATATACCACATGACCCTATCACAGAGGCCACAGGAGCCGCTGTATCGTTTAATTATAACAACCCCTACATGTTTAGTCAAGGGATATCCGATGATGGTCAGAGTGTAGGTTATACAATGGAGAAGAATAAGTTTCATCGAGAGCGCGCAGAGAAGTTATTAGAGACGAATAGAATGAATATCCAGATATCTGGGAGAACTAATATCAGTGCAGGCATGACTATTAATATAGATTTAAAACAACCTACCAGTACAGCAGATGTCAGAGATGAACTGACACAGAATGGTAGGATGTTAGTAGAAGGTATTACTTGGATAGGAACTGAGGATGGCTTGGAAACACAACTCACATGCACCACAGATGGATGGCAAGTGAACCCAGATACCTTTGTTGACCACAAAGGCTCTCCGCAATACTAAAGGACAGTGTTTTGGGACTCCTAGACTCAAATCAGCTGGGCATTGCTACCCCTATTAAAGTCTTGGGCAGTAAATGTTAAAAAAAGGCTTTATATTATGATGGGACTCCTAAGTTTTAAAAAGGGACTCCTATTTTATTATGATGGGACTCCTAGATATTCTTCTGGGACTCCTATAAATACAAATAAGAGGAAATAATATGATTAAGAATCTAATAGACTCCCATAAAAGAATGTTATTCGATTTAATGGACATTACTGGTATGGATGAATATACCTTATCATGGTTTTGTTTTATGAAAGGTGTAATATTTACATCTATTATAGTATGGATGTTTTAATGAAATGTTATTTTACCACAATATAATGAGTAATTGGCTATATAATAAACTAGTACCACATGCTTTAAGGTTTAAAGAGTGGTCTAAAGATAAATTATGGGTTAAAATACCCTTGGGACTCCTAATCCTATGGATGATGGGAGTATTTAATCCCTATTGGTGTGTTTACCCAGTGTGTTGGATACAATGATTGAAGTAATTACATATATTAGTTTAACACTATTTGCATGGATAGGATTACCCATGTTGTTTATTTGGTTATGGGATAAAGAAGAATTATGATTAGAACTTTATTAGGTGCAAAAATACATGGTTGTATCTGCACCGATGTAGATTTAGACTACGAAGGTAGTATATTAATTGATGAAGACTGGATGGATGAGGTGGGACTCCTAGTCCATGAACAGGTTGATGTATATAATAAAACCAATGGTAACCGACATACGACCTATGTCCTACCATTACCAAGAGGTTCAAATGAGGTATCAGTCAATGGTGCTGGTGCCCATTTAACCGATATAGGAGACGAACTGATTATTTGTTCTTATATACAATTGGATGAGAGTATGGAGACTTTACCTCTCAGACATAAACCGAAAATAAAAATAATCGACCCTAAAGACCGACTTTATAGGGAACTATTGGGATTGACATGAGTAATACAGTAATATTCTTTCATATGGTAGTATTAATACCTATGGTGTACTTTATATGGAAGGATGGATATAACAAAGGAATAAGAGATGCCGACATTCGCAGGATTAAAGAATAATTTTTATACAGGAGTAGTCGAAGACCGATTTGACCCACTATCTTTGGGTCGTGTTCGTGTTCGTCTCTATGGTCTTCATACCGATGATAAAAAATTAATCTCTACAGGTGATTTACCTTGGAGTGATGTCCTTATGCCGACCACTTCTCCAAGTCTTTCTGGTCTTGGTCTCTCTCCTCATGGACTGGTAGATGGTTCTACTGTTATGGGATTTTTCCGAGACGAAGATGAGATGCAAGACTTTGTAGTTATTGGTAGTTTATTTGGTAGACCTTCTGATAAATATAAAATCGATGGTGGTGACTCTAATAAACAAGTAGACCGAGGGCCCGATAAGGGATTTAATGACTCTCGTTATGCAGATTCAGCTGCATTTGACGCTTCTTCTGATGGAATAAAAAATAGTGAGACTGGAAGAAACTATGCATTTGGATTAACTCTAGAAAATTCTCCAGTAAGACCGAATACCTTAGAATTTAAATTGGATGGTATGGGTACTGTTATTGATGGTGGTAAAGATAAAAGTCTTCTTGACAAAATTGCCGAGGGAATAGTAGGTAAGATATTTGGTTCAGGCGATACTCATAATCAAGCTGCTAGACTTAAAGAAAACTTTCCGAGAAAAGAATATACTGAAAATAAATTATCCGATGTGCATAGAACTATGCAAGGTCAATTAAATTCTTATCCACATAATTTAATCGAACAAACTAAAGGTGGTACAGTTAAAGAATTAAGTCGTCAAGAAGTAGTAAATCCAATATATCCTTTTGCACATATTGTTGAATCCGAATCTGGTCATGTATTAGAAATGGATGATACCCCTGGCTCAGAAAGATTACATATGTATCATAGGTCTGGGACTCGTTTAGAAATATTACCAGATGGTTCACAGACAATGAAAGTCTCTAATGATTCTTATGAAATAATAATGAAGGATAAAAAAATATTAATAGCTGGTAGTGCAGATATAGAACTTGCAAATGGTGATTATAATTTAATTACTAAAAAAGGAAAAACCGAAGATGGTGGTAATGTTTTTATTACTGTAGATAAAGACTGCACAATTACTTCTAAAGGTGGTGCAATTAAATTAAAAGGTAATGTATCATTAAATGGTACTAAGTACGATTAATGACAACCTCTACTGAACCAGTTAAAGTCCCATGTCCGAAGGTTGTTAAACCAACTGCTGATGACCTAGAAAAAATAATAATTTTTATTGGGAATCAATATGGTTGGGAATATATTAAACCTCTTGAAGAATTATTAGGTGCATTTCCTTTATCTCATTCTTGGGATGGTATTACTTTAGATATACCAGAATTAGAATGGGAAGGTAAGATACAAGCAATCATTGAAGAATTTAAATTATATCCACTGGTCTTCATTGCAGAAAAATTTAGTTCAATAATACCAATTCCTTTAACTGTTATAGAACCAATTACAGGTATAACAGTTGATGTTAAAAAATTAATAACAGACCCAGATTATAAAGCAAAACTCTTAACAGAATTCCAAGAAGCTGGTGATGAAATAATAGACTTACTTGTTCCAGATTTTGTTTTAGAAAACTGGGATGGTACAGATGGTATTGATGCACCAGCAATTAAGATGAGTAAAGCATGGAAAGAGTTTGTTGCAAAAGTAAAAGAATTATTTCAAGGAAATATTTTTGGTACACTAAAAGATATATTAGAAGATGCAGCTCTTGAAACTGTAATAGAAGCTATTAAGGCAGCTGGAAGTCCATTCACAGATTACCTAGACTTACTAATAAGTTTGCCAGGCATGGTTGTAAATGGTGGTCAACTAGATTTTGATACCGATGCATTTCTTATGGGATTAAAAAAACAATTTAAAGAAGCAGGTAAAGATTTCCAAGAAGAATTACTTGCATACCCTTTACCAGTAGTATCAGAAATAGCTGGTCAGGCAGAATTAGTAGGACTCGATTTACCAGAGACATTAGGTGACTTAATTGATTTAGAAGAAATAGGTGAGTTTAAAAAAGTAGATTTTCCAAACTGGAACATAGATAAGTTAAGAGACAGAATTGATAACTTCATAAGAAATCTACCTCAAATGTTACTTGAAGCAGTTTTAGATTCTCTTAAAAAGTATATTGGAATACTTATACCAGATGATATACCGATACCATTTACTCTATGTTCGTTCTTAGAGTTTCTTGGTTTTCCAAAACAAATATCGATTGACAATCTAGTGGGAGAAGGTGCATAAATACTATTATGAGTAATAATTATTTACAGAACCAAAACAAAATTACTGCACGAAGATGGTATACAGATATTGATTTAAATCTACAACCCCATCCATCGTCTGGTGATTTGGTTCTTAAAAAAGATAATGATGCAGTTAAAAGGTCAATTAGAAATATCATGTTGACTAATAATTATGAGAGACCATTTAAACCAAACTTTGGTGCAAACTTAAGAGCTCTTTTATTTGAACTTGCAGATGACATTACTAAATTTGAAATAAGAAAACAAATTACCGAGGCAATCCAAGATTACGAACCTAGAGTTGTAATTGATAACATATATTTAAATCAAGATAGAGGAAATCGAATGTATGTTAATTTACACTATGGGATTATTGGAGTAACAGAACCACAAGAATTAGAAGTAATACTACAGAGAGTAAGATAAAATGGCAACAGTAAAAAGTTCACAAGTCAATATCACCGATTTAGATTTCGATGATATTGCATCTAATCTAAAAGAATATCTTAAGGGTCAATCGACTCTTAAAGACTACAACTTTGAAGGTAGTAATATTAGTTTATTGATTGACCTTCTTGCATACAGTTCACATGTATCAGCTTTTAATGCAAACATGGTTGCATCTGAGTTGTTCTTGGATACTGCACAAATAAGAAAGAATGTAGTCTCTCGTGCAAAAGAAATTGGTTACACACCAACGAGTGCAACTGCCTCTATGGCAACAATGGATTTACAGGTAAACAATCCTTTAATTGGTGGTGAGACTCCTACATCTTTGACAATTAGTAGAGGACATAAATTTAAAACAGTGTATGATGGATTTACATATCCATATGTTGCTCTTTCTTCACAAACAATTTCTCCATTAAATGGTGTCTTTAAATTTGAAGACCTTGAAATATATCAAGGTAAAATGAATTCAGATATCTTTGCATACAATGGACAAATTCAAAACCAAAGATTTCCACTTACAGAAGAACTTGTAGATACTTCAACAGTTACAGTCACAGTACAATCAACAGGTGGTGGTTCATCTGCATGGTCTCAATCAACAGATATTAGTGCAGTGGACAAAGATAGTAAAGTATGGTATGTTCAAGAAAATGACCAAGGTCTTTTTGAAATATATTTTGGTGATGGTGTTATTAGTGCAGAACCTTTAGATGGAGACACAATAACAATATCATACTTGGTAACAGATGAAAATCATACAGAAGGTGCAAGTCAGTTTACTATGACTGATGCAATTGGTGGTAATTCAGATGTAACTTTAATTACTAAAACTGCATCATCTGGTGGTAAAGCAAAAGAAGGAATTGAATCAATTAGATTTGCAGCTTCTAAGTTTTACACCTCACAAAACAGATTAGTCACAGTAGATGACTACAAATCAAAATTACAAACACTATATCCTGGCGCAGATTCTATATCAGTCTGGGGTGGTGAAGATAATAATCCACCACAATATGGGAAGATATTTATATCAATTAAACCTTCTCAGAATGTAAATAAATTAACCTCATCTGAAAAAACTTTGTTAAGAGACAAGATGAGAAAACTAAATATGTTAACAGTCAGACCAGAAATAGTTGATGCAGATATTATAGACATCCTAGTGACAACTACATTTAAGTTCAATCCTAGAGCAACAACTAAAACTGTATCTGAACTAGAAACACTAGTAAGGGCTGCAATCATTACACATGACAGTACCTATCTAAGTGGGTTTGATAGTATTTTTAGGCACTCAGTTCTAGCAAAAGACATAGACAGTGCAGAATCCTCGATTCTTTCGAATATTACAACTGTCAAGCTTAGAAAAACTGTGACTCCTACTTTTGGACAATCCAAAGGTTATGAAGTAGAGTTTGGAGATGGAAATGGATTTTATAATCCACATACAGGACATAACAAAGCTGGTGGTGGTATTTTAGAAACCACTGGTTTCTTAGTATCTGGATTTACAGATACTTTCTATTTTGATGATGATGGAGAAGGTAATCTAAGACGATATTCTCTAAGTGGTTCGACAAGAGTCTATGCAGACAGTCAAGCAGGAACAGTAGACTATTCAAATGGTAAAATAACAATTAATGGTGTTAATGTACTTTCAACAATTAATACCGATGACACAATTCACTTTACAGTGAATCCGAATTCATATGACAGTGTTGCATATAGAAGTAACCTTCTAGATATTAACACATCATTGATAAAGGTAACTGGTGCAACAGACACCATTGCCTCTGGTGATACGAGTGCTGGGGTGGGATATACATCCTCATCTAGTTACTCCTAAACTATGATTCGTGTATATGCACGAAGTAATATTCCCACATGTTGTGGGTTTTTAACATGCTAAATTAGAGAGGAAACTTAAAATGGCAGATAAAAAAGTAACAGCATTGTCCGACTTAGGGACAGGCATCGCAGGTGAAGACTTGCTTCATGTTATTGACGACCCTTCTGGTACTCCAGTAAACAAAAAGGTTACAGTCAGTAATGTTTTAAATAACCTTCCAGACTACCTTGGATTTGCACAATCAGCAGAAGCTGTAACATTCAGTTCAAACGCTGCAACTGCAACAGTAGGTAAGTTTGCACACTATGTAACTTCAAGTGGAAGTGGAACTGATATCCTAACTTTAGGAAATGGTTCAACAGGTCAAGTTAAATATTTTGTACTAGTATCCGATGGTGGTGCTAATGCAAGAATAACTCCATCTGGTACTTTTACTGGTGGTTCATATGTGCAACTTGATTCAGCTGGGGACACTGTACAAATGTTGTACACAGGTTCAACTTATGGTTGGGTTGTTTTAGGTGGTAATTCTTACACTATTGCATAAGGATAATTAATAATGCCCATTCTCAATGATAGAATAGTAGACCAGATTGATGAACTCTTACCAGAGTACATTAGTGAGGAAGGACAAGGACTTAAACAGTTTTTGTCTGCATACTTTGACTTTCTTGAGAAGGGTATTCTTATCTTTGAACAAGGCACAGACCTTGAGACAATAGGATTAGAAGATGGAGAAGGTGCAGTCTTACAAGAAACTGCAACCTTCTCTCCATCACCTTTAGATAAAGCAAAATTCTTGTACGAACAAAACAATCTAGGAGCTACACAAACTGGTTCTTGGGAAATAGGTGAATATGTAGTTGGGTCAACATCTGGTGCAACTGCAAGAATCGATGTTATAGGAAATACATCTAATAAACTTTATGTTGAAATGTTCACCGAATCACAATTCCTAATAGGTGAAACTATTGTTGGTCAAAATAGTAGTTACACTGCAAAGGCAAATTCATTTGAAGGTGGTGCATTGTTCGCTGCAAATAATCTATTAGATTATGCAGATGTAGACAAAACCACTGGTGACTTTTTGGAATACTTCCGAAAAGACTTCATGCCTTCAATTGACACAAAAATAATTGCAGATAAAAGATTACTTGCAAAACATATTAATAATATCTATCTTGCAAAAGGTAGTATGGCATCATATGATTTCTTATTTAGAGTATTGTATAATGAAGACATAGAGATTGTATATCCTAGAGATAACATTGTAAAACCCTCAGAATCTAAATGGACAGAATCTACAGTACTACATTTATTCTCAGAAAAAAATCTACTCGAATATGAAAAAGGAAAAATAATAAAAAGAGCAGAAGGTAGAATAACAGCAAACATACAAGCAGACACAATTACAAGGGTTACTTCTGGAGAAGGAGATAATGTTTACCGAGTAGTAATTATGGAGCCTTACATAGGTTCATTAAACATTGGTGACAAAATAGAATTACAATCAAGAGAAACAGAACTTAAATTTCACAATGCAGTAGTAAGAGGTATAGTCTCAGACCTTGACGAAGAGAATAGTAATGTTCAATTAAGACTTGAGTCTGGAACTGGAACAGGATTCTTCTCATCTGAATCAGATGATACTGAAGCATTCCAATTAGAAACTAAAACAGACAATGTAAATCCAGATGTCAATAATCTTCTCTTATTAGAAGAAGGAACACAAACTGATAATAGTAATAATGAAGTTCATGGTAGAACACCAATCTTAGTAAGAGAAACAGTTAACACACCACAATCAGAAGCTGTAATTGGTGGTTCAATAAAATCCGAAGAGAATTCAAAGGGTGCATTATATTCTATATCAGAAAATGTTACAGTTAATTTACCACAATCAGAACTTGGTATAGGTCAAGCGGCAAAAACACTTGTTGGTAATATTGAAGATGCAAAAGTAGAAAAGGTTTTAGTAGACCCATCTAATCGAGGAACAGGATACGAAGATGGTGACTTAGTTGTATTTGATAATACAGGAAGTGGTGGAACACTTTCGTTGGGTGAGGTTACTTCTATATCTGGTGATGTACTTTTAGAAAGTGGAACTACATTTGGTTCATTTGAATTCACTGCATCTGGTGGACAAACTACATTTACTGGAAGAGACAATCATAATAATCTTTTAGTTTATGATGCAGAAAAAGTAATGGTAAGAGTTAAGAGGTCAGATGCAACACAAAATATAACTGCACAGGGTGGTAATATTTCATTCTCAGTATTTGAAGAAGTACGAGGAGCTGCAAACATAGGTCTCAATGGAAGTTCTATTGTCTTTACAGGAACTTATGCACAGAGTGGTCATGCAAATTATGTTGGTAACGCAGGAACACTTATAGAAGTATTTGCAGAACCAGAAGAAACAACTTTAATTCTGGAAGATGGATTACAGTCAACAGGAGAAAACAAAATTCTTTTTGACCAATCTGGTGCAAATCCAACAGGTGCAATATCAAGAGTTAGAATGTTAACTAGTGGTGTAGGATATACATCTCTTCCACAAGCATTTGTTGGTGGTGAAGTATTCTATACAGAAGAAACTACACCTAATTTTACAATTGGAGAAACAGTCACATCTGGAACTACAACAGGAAGATTAGTTGACCATGATAAAGGTGCAAACAAACTTGTCATTGCAAAACTACAAACTACAACCGATACTACAACATTTGGTGTAGGTGATACAGTTACAGGTGCAGCTTCTGGTGCAACTGCAACAGTCAAACAAAATAGTTTTACTACAGGTGTTGGTGCAAAACTTTTACCTTATGGTAATGAGATTGGAAAGATTGGACAACTAAGAGTTATAGAAGAAGGTAATCACTTTGATAAATCTTCTGGTATACCATATTTTAGACATCACTTTATCTTTGGTAGAGCATCTGCAATACCAGTAGTTGATACTACAGTTACAGGTGCAGCTTCTGGAGCAACAGGTACAATTAAAGTTGTAGACAATGATAAAGGTGTAGTAAGTATTGACCCTACACAAGGTATGTTTAGAAAGAATGAAACTGTAACTGCATCCGATGGAAAAACATTCCAGATATTAGAAGGTAATCCAGCAACAGTTGGTGCAAAAAATAATTCAATTAGTAAAGTAGATGGTAACTATACAAGTGATATAGGTTTCCCATCTGTAACTGCACAAAGAATACAAGATTCAAAATTCTATCAAGACTTCTCATATGTAATTAAAGTTGGTCAAAGTATTAACAACTATCGTTCAGTAGTACAACAATTATTAAACCCAGCAGGTACAATCTTCTTTGGAGAGGTTGCAATTGTTAATAATTTAGATGGTAGTGCAGAGGCATATAGAACAGGTTCTAACGATGATGGGTTCGATGGTGACAGAGTTACAAGGTCATTCGTACCAACACTTTATATTGGTTCTAAGATTGACCCAGCAAAAGTTATTCTGGAAGAAGGAACAGTTGCATCTGGAGAAGAAGATGTATTTTATGCAGAAGAACAAAACATAATTTACGAAGATAACTCTGGTGTAGTAGTAACCGAAAGATTTATTGCAGACGATAGATTACAATTAACATTAAGTACAACAGATATGTCACCAGCTGGTTCAACTGCATTTACAGTTGGAGAAACAGTATCACAGAATTTATTTAAAACTGCAAGTGGTGATATTGGAACAATTACAGGTAGAGTCATATCTATATCTGGTACAACATTAACTATAGACCAAATTAGACCAGACCATACTGCAATGAAACAATTAACTTCCGAAGGTGGAAGAGCAGGTATCTATGGTTTGTTTAAGGAAACTCATGGTGATTGGAAAACAGACCAATCAGATACAGACATAGAATTTGTCCATGGTATTGTTGGAGAATCATCTGGTAGAAAAGCAATTGTTACTACAGTAGTAGATGCAAGTGTTAAAACAGACCAAGGTTCTGGACAAGCATTTATTATAGGACAAGATATTACAGAATCAGATGTTGGATTATACGATAGGATAATTCGTGCAAATGTGACTGCACATGGTCATGAAGTCGTAAAAGAATTAGAGATATATCCTCACTATGCACATACCAGACTCTATTATAACACTTTAAACAATGCATTGTCAATAGGTCAAACTGTTAAAGGTGCAACTTCTGGTAAGTTAGGTCGTGTTATGGAACACGATACAGTCAATAAATTTATTATTGTTTGGGAAGGTTCAGATTCATTTGGTGCAAATGTAGGAAGTTTTGCAACAGAAGTAATTACAAATGAAGCTGGTAATACAACACACTTTACTGCAATAACAATAGAAGAACATCATGTACATGAGAATATAGTTAAAGTTGACATAGGACATAACTCTCCAGTAGTTACTCCACCACAAAATCAAGTGATTGACCCAGATAATAATATTCATCCGCCAGGCACACTTGACCCTAATGCATTCTTCAAAGCATCTGAATTCTATGAAGGTGCAAACAGACAACAAAGAAAAAACATTACAATGTTACAAACATTTGCAAGTGCAAATACTAAATCTGGTAGGACACTAACTATTGTCCCAGACAGTAAAGAAGATTTAAATCAACATGGTCTAAGAGGTAGTGCAAATGCAACTACGATTGCAATGGTTGGTGGACTTGAATGGGGTGAAACAATTAAGAGTGCAACCAGTGGTTCTATAATTAATAATATAGAAGCATCTGCAAAAAGAACTAATACTATAAATTCTTTTGATGGTTCTAATACAATAGTTAAACAATCAGATAGAAATAATGTTGGTGGATTATTTGCAAATGCAATGATTCCATCCGATGCAAAAAGAATCAACTCAGTTGCAAATGTTGATGAAGAGTTTATTGTAACAGAAGATGGTTTATATTTAATAGAAGAATTAGACCATGGGTTCTTAATGGCAGAACCAGAACCAGAAAAATATAATTCATATACTACTACAGATGGTCATTATTATGTTGGTGATTTATGGTCAGTAGACCCAACCGAAGAATTAACTTTAGAAGATGGTAGTAGACTTGCATTAGAAGATGCAACAGACTTAGAAAAACATGAAAGATTTGTGACTGAAAGGTCATATAACTTGGGTTCATACTTCATGAAAACCGAAGAACAAGATACACTTGTCCTCGAAGATGATAGTAGACTAATCCAAGAAAACGCAATATCATTTGGTGAACCAGTCGAAAGACTAGGCCCAACACTAGGTGACCTTGCAAAAATAGGTTTCTCTCAATCCCTTAAATTTGAGGAAAGAATAACACAGGAAGATGGTGATAATATTCTCATGGAGAATGAAGCAGGTAGAGTACTTGTTGAAGCACCTTATGAAGGTGTTAAAATTAGTGATATAAGTACTTTATATCCAAAAGAAAGTATTAATGATTTACAAGAACACAGTGGAAGAAGTATGATATTAAATTATCCAGCTTCTGTACAATCTGGTGTATAAATACATATAAATACTATAATAGAAATTAATTTTAACTTAGAGGAAAGGATAAAATGGCAGCGATAATTACCGAAAAATTTCGTCTCCACAACGCAAAGGAATTTAAACAAAGTGCAACCGAAACTGGTAATGCAATGTATATGTTTATTGGAAGACCTTTGTCTTGGACAGACGACTCAAACCCGCCTACTCCAGTAGACTCTCTAAATGATGAGTATGATGCATATGCAAATATGACAGCACTTAAGAAAGTTTCATCTACAGATGTAAGTCATGCCATTATCCGAAGAGACTGGACATCAGGCACAAAGTATGACGAGTATCGTCATAATTATACTTCAAGCAACACTGCAACTAGTGGTGCATCAACTTTATGGGCATCAACATTCTATGTTGTTACCAGTGATTACAATGTATATAAAGTAATCTCAAATAACAATGGTGCAAACTCAACAGTAATGCCAACAGGTACATCAACAAACATTCTAACAACATCAGATGGATACAAATGGAAATTTATGTATTCTATTTCTGCATCAGATGTTATTAAATTTGTAACATCCGATTTTATACCAGTAAAAACTATTGGTGCAAAAGCAGGAGTTGAGGGTGAAGTTGGTGGACTAGGAAGTGCAGCTACAGATGATAACTCTGCACAATGGGATGTAGAAAATGGTGCAACAGATGGTACTATAGAACATGCAAGAGTCACAGCAGGTGGTTCTTCATATGGTTCAGATGGTACATATAATGTTGCAATTAGTGGTGATGGTGCAAGTGGACAAATACAAGTAACAGTGTCTTCTGGTGCTATTACAGCAGTAACAGTAAATGCAGTGGGTAGTGGATACTCAGTTGCAAATATAGATAATGCATTACTTAGAACTGCAACAAGTTCTTCTGGAACAGATGCAGCTTTTGATATAATCATTAGTCCTAAGAATGGACATGGTTCAGACCCAACAGAAGAATTGGGTGGAAACTATGTCATCGTAAACTCTCGATTAGAATATGCAGAGGGTTCTGGTGACTTCCCAACAGATAACGACTTTAGACAAATTGGTTTGATTGTAAACCCAACCAATGCTGGTGGTAACACCTTGTCAAGTGCAACAACATTAAGTGCATTAAATAGAATTACATTACAGTCTGGTGCAACAATGCCAGCAGTAGATGCTACAATAGCAAGTGCAGCTTCCATAACAACTGGAACTGCAACAGGTAAAGTAGTATCAGTTGATTCAACTAATAGATATGTTTATTATCTACCACATGTAGACTCAATAGGAAACTATAATGCATTTGCAAATAGTAATGGTGTCTTTGTAGGTAGTACTCAAAAAGGAACTATCTTGACAAGTGGTGGTGTGAGTGCAGCGTATCCAGAAGTTCAAAGAAACTCTGGGGATATTGTATATTTAGAGAATCGTGGTGCAGTAGCAAGGGCAGCTGACCAGATTGAGGATATAAAACTAATAATTGAAATGTAGGATAACTAACAGTGGCTCAAAAAACAGACCTTAATGTTAGTCCTTATTATGATGATTTTGCAGAGGATAAGAGTTTTCATCGTATCCTCTTCAAACCATCTGCCGCAATACAGGCTAGGGAACTAACACAATTACAATCAATACTTCAAAATCAAATTGAGAGGTTCGGTTCTCATATGTTCAAAGAGGGTGCAATCATCCTTGGTGCAAGAACTAACTATGACAATCAATACTTTGGAGTAAGGGTTGAGGATACAAATCCTAATGGAAGTGGTGTGTCTGCCACTGAATCTTTTCGTGCAGAATCAGTAGGTAAATTCTTTAAAGGATTAACCTCTGGTGTTGTAGGTAAGGTTGTAAATTCAAGTCAAAAAACTACAACTGATTCTTTAACACTTCATGTTAAGTATCAAGCAACAGGTAACTCTGGTTCTACATTCTATACAGAATTCCAAGATGGTGAAATAATAGATGAAGTAACTCAAGATGCAAATGGTCTTGGTGGATATTCTTCTGTATCATCAAACAATCAATTTAAAATTTATTCAATAGCAGGTTCTACAGATGTAGGGTCTATGGCAGGTTCAGCTGCAAGTATATCAGAAGGTATTATTTATACTAGAGGTATGTTTGTACAAGTTCCAGCACAAACAATTATTTTAGAAAAATATTCTAATACTCCATCCTACAAGGTTGGTGTAGATATTGCAGAAACCTTTACATCGTATACAGAGGATGTAACTTTATTAGATAATGCACAGGGGTCATCAAATGAAAATGCGCCAGGTGCTGATAGACTTAAAGTACAATTAGTTCTTGCAAAGAAATCTTTAACTGCAACCGACTCAACAGACTTTATTGAATTAATGAGACTGTCTGCTGGTGAAGTAGTTAGAAAACAAGAAATTACAGAATACAACAGAATACAAGAAACTCTTGCACGAAGAACATTCGATGAGTCTGGTGATTATACATTACAACCATTTACTCTTGCATTCAGAGAACATTTAAACAACCTATCAAATAATGGTGTTTATACTTCAACATCAACTCCAGTTGGAGATGAATCTAAATTTATTGCAGTAGTATCTGCTGGTAAATCTTATGTAAGAGGATTTGAAGTAGACAAACAAACACCTTCATTTTTAACTTTCGATAAAGCAAGAACAACTTCATCAAAAGATAATGTTGCATCTGCATTTAGAATTGGTAACTTCTTAAAGATTAATAATGTATATGGTCTACCAGATATTGGTGATGCTGGAGACTTAAATGCATTCTCAACAGTCACACTTATGGATACTGCAAAAGGTTCAGTTGCAAGTGATGATGGTGGTGGAAATACAATAGGTTT